AAACCAGCCGGTGTCCAGGGGGGAGTCCCTGCTCGAGAGATTTCCGAAGGGGGCACCTGATGGGTCGACCGAAGACTCCGACGAAGCTCAAGGTGCTTCGCAATACCACCAGACGGGACCGGGCCAATCCATCTGAACCATCGCCAAAGGGTCCGCTGCCGAAGCGCGCTCCACTGTGGCTGAGCAAGGAGGCTCGCCCATGGTGGGACCGGGTACGCCCCCTCCTGCTGGAGATGAAGGTCGCGACCAATGCCGACCCCATCGCCGTGGGTCTGCTTTGCGATGCGCTCGCTGAATACGTGGCAGCCCGGGCGGAGTTCGGGGAAGACGGCCTCACTTACACAAGCGTCTTCGAGGAGAGCGAGCGTGGGTCCGATACCACCCGGGTGACGGTCATGAAGCGCGCCCACCCTGCCGTGGGTATCGCCTCTGATGCCTGGCGAAGGGCGAAGCTGATGCTCACCGAGTTCGGCCTCACGCCGGCGTCGCGTGCCAAGGTGAGCGTGGCCAACCCCGGGCCTGCCAATCCGCTCGAGGACTGGGAGCAGAAGCGAGGGTCGGGCTCATGACGCATCGCCATGTGTACGACCAGAAGTGCGTGCCGATCGACGAGCACGTCTGCTTGCGCCCGACCGTGCATGACCACGACGGGGAGCGCCACCTCTGCGGCTACCTGATCGCTCATGACACGGATCGCGAACTCGGCGCCCCGGATGCGCGGTGCGAGGGAGGCATCAGCACCTGTTCGCTCGACGGCAGGGAGCCGTGGACGAAGACGGGTGAGCTGGAGGATGGCGATCTCACGCTCTCACCCAGCGTGCTCTGCGTCACCGATGGCTTCCATGGCTACGTCCGCGACGGCGCATGGGTGCCAGCATGATCCAGTGCCTCCTCTGTGGGATCGGCAGCCGCAATCGAGCGCGGATCCCCGTGCGCCTCTTCCACCTACGGCCAGCCCGTGGGTTCGGTGGCCGTAGGGGGACCGTGGTCATCGGCTCCATCGTGCTCTGCGACCGCTGTCGCACTGAGGCTGGCCGAGGCGCGCGCACCACGACTGACAACCCTCGGCCCATGGGAGCGCTCGTCGCATGAGCAACGAGAAGATCGAGCGGGCTCTGACCCAGCACGCTCAGCGCAAGCCGAAGGCCGTCGTCCTGGCTGAGACGACGATCCGCATCACCCAGGAACCCATCTACGTGAAGGGATCCGGCGAGCTCTCCTTCTCCCGCGCCGAGGATGCCGAGCCCGGCGTCGCCACGCTGCTGCTCTGGGATCCGAAGATCGGTGCCTTCCGCCCCGTCCTCACGCCGCCAGGCACCAGCTGGGAGCTCGTTGAGAAGAAGCAGGGTCCATCGCTCTGGCGACCCGGAATGCGTACATGACCGTCTCTACGCTCGCCCCTCGAGCGCGCCGACGGATGCAGGCGCCGGATCCGCCCGATCCGGTCACGCGCTATGCGCTCAACGTCACCGCCGGCCGCACCGTCGCCGGCGTTCTGGTGCGGAAGGCGTGTGAGCGCCACCTGGCGGATCTAGCGACCGGCCATCAGCGCGGGCTGAGCTTCGACCGGGTCGCCGCGCAGGACGCCATCGACTTCTTCCCGCTGCTGCGGCACTACAAGGGCGAGTGGGGTCCGAGTCCGGGCAAGCTGCTGGGGGATCCGATCGTTCTCGAGGGCTGGCAGGCCTTCATCGTCGGATCCATCTTCGGCTGGAAGCGCGCCGACGGTACCAGGCGTTTCAGGCACGCCTACGTCGAGGTGGCGAAGAAGAACGGGAAGACGCTGATCGCAGCCGGACTCGGGATCCTGATGACCTTCTTCGACGGCGAACCGGGCGCCGAGGGCTACTCGATCGCCACGAAGCGCGACCAGGCCAAGCTGGTCTGGAACGACGCGAAGCAGATGGTGACGAAGAACCCCGAGCTCGCCGGCCGGATCCAGCGCTTCGCACTGTCGCTCACCGAGGAGCGCACCGTCAGCTTCTTCAAGCCGCTCGGCAAGGACTCGGGCGAGTCGGAGCAGGGCGTCAACCCGCATTACGGCGTGGTCGACGAGCTGCACGTCCTCGAGGAGCGGGATTCCGTCGACAACATCGAGACGGCCATGGCGGCCAGGCGCCAGCCGCTGCTGCTGAAGATCACGACCGCCGGCGTGAAGCGCGAGTCGATCTGGGCGGAGGAGCGCGCCGATGCGGTCGCCGTGGTCGAAGGGCGCGCCACCGACGACGCGATGCTGGTGCTCATCTACACCCTCGACGAGGGCGACGACCCGTTCGATGAGAAGGTGTGGCCGAAGGCCAACCCAAACCTCGGCGTGAGCGTCAAGCTCGACGGGCTGCGCGAGGCTGCGGAGAAGGCAAAGCGCTCCCCAGGCAAACTCGCCGCGTTCCTGCGCTTCCGGGCCAACATCCCGACGGCGGTCAGCACGCGGGCGATCGACATCGACGAGTGGGACGCCTCCAGCGGGCTGGCCGACGGTGAGGACTACCTGTCGTGGGAGCAGCGGGTGTTCGCAGAGCCGCGCTCCGGCTACGGCGGCCTCGACCTGGCCGCGAAGAACGACCTCACCGGCTTCCTTTTCGTGGCGCAAGGCGAGGAGGAGGGCACTTACGACGTGCTCTGCCGCTTCTTCTGTCCAGAGGCCGGCATCCAGGAGCGGTCGCAGCGCGACGGCGTCCCGTATGACGAGTGGGTGCGCGACGGCTACCTGATCGCCACCACGGGCAACATCACCGACCACGAGTTCATCGAGACGGAGATCCTCGATCTCGGCGGCAAGCACGAGATCGCCGACATCGGCTTCGACGACTGGAACAGCGGGATGCTGCCCAGCCACCTCATGGATGAAGGTGTCCAGATGACGAAGATCAGCCAGCGCCACTCTGGCCTGGCACCCGGCTGGCGCGAGCTCGAGACGGCTGTCCTGAGCCACAGCTGGCACCACGGCGGGCATCCCATCTTGCGCTGGATGGCGGGCAACGTGGAGGTCGAGACAGACTCGCAGGGCAACCAGAAGCCGTCGAAGGTTCACTCCTCGGAGAAGATCGACGGCATGGTGGCAGGAACCATGGCCATGAACCGGTGGCTCGCACACGGCGATGTGATGGCCGTCATGACGGCTGTCTGAAGGAGACAACGATGGACCTGACCGCACTCAACCGCTCCCCGATCGGTGCGGCCGCGCGCGCGGTCGGCCGAGCCACCTACGGCGCCCTCAGCGGCGTCGCGAGCACCGCCGGCGTCCTCTCAAGCACCCTCTTCCGGTCGGGCTCGGCCTGGCAGATCCTCCTGAACCGCACCCGCTTCGACTACAAGGCGGAGGTCGGCGATCCGGCCACCAACAGCATCGTCGGCGCCGTCGTCGGCTGGATCGCCCGCAACTTCCCGGAGGCACCAGTTCGGATCGTCAAGGAGGGGACGACGGAGATCGCCTACGGCCCATCGGCGACCGGTCCGGGCTTCATGCTGCGCCTCCTGGAGCGCCCCAACCGCTACTACTCCGGCCAGGTGCAGTGGCGCGCGACGCTCCTCGACTGGATCATCCATGGCAACGGCTACTGGTTCAAGGTCCGCGTCAAGTCGGGCGCGTTCAAGGGTCGCGTGAAGGAGCTTTGGTGGCTGCCGGCGCATATGGTGGAGCCGCGCTGGTCACGGACCCAGCCGGGCGTCTTCATCACGCATTACGAGTACATGGTCGACGGCGTCGCCTGGACGATCCGGGAGCAGGACATCGTCCACTTCCGCAACGGCATCGACCCCAACAACCCGCGGAAGGGCCTCTCGAAGCTGAACAGCCTGCTGCGCGAGATCTTCACCGACGATGAGGCGGCGAACTTCACCGCCTCGCTGCTCCGTAACCTCGGTGTACCTGGCGTCATCATCGCGCCGGCCAACACCACGGGCGGCACGCGGACCGTCGTCGACGCGCCCGGCATCAAGCAGAAGTTCAAGGACACGTTCGGCGGAGACAACCGCGGCGAGCCGATGGTGCTAACGACGGCATCGGAGATCAAGGTGCTGTCGTTCAACCCGCAGGAGATGGACCTGAAGTCCCTCCGCCGCATCCCAGAGGAGCGCATCTCGGCGGTCCTGGGCGTGCCCGCCATGGTCGCCCAGCTCGGTGCCGGCCTCGACCACTCGACGTTCACCAACTACGGCACCGGGGCGGTCGTCGCCTACACGCAGGGCGTGATCGCCGAGCAACGGCTCTTCGCCGCTGAGCTCGAGGTGCAGCTGCTCAGCGAGTTCGCCGACCTCGAGCGCGAGGCGCTCGATGTCTGGTTCGACTGGACGAAGGTGTCGGCAATGATGGCCGCCATCACCGAGCTCTGGAAGCGGCTCGAGGGTCCGGCCAGCAAGGGCCTCATGACGCGGAAGCGCTACAAGGAGCGCGGCATCGCGGGGCTGTACGATCATCGCTGGGCGAACGGGCGGCCGGCGATCGCGACTGAAGTCCGTGAGCTCGTCGAGCGCTACTACGTCACGCGTTCTGGGGCGAAGCCAAAGGCCATCTGGCAACTGGTGAAGCGAACCTGCGCACAGGAGGACT